CCGTTCCGCCAAGGTGGCGGCGTTGTTCTTGATGTAGGCGTCCTGCAGGTTGATCGTGGCGTACCGCAGGGCACGGGGATCCGCTGCCTGGAACCGACGCAGCAAGTCATCCGCGCCAGCAGCGCCTTCGGCTACGCCCTTCTCTAAGCGCTTCTGCAGCTCTTGCAGGCTGGTGAAGGTGCCCAGTTGGCTGGCTTCCATCGCCAGCTGGCCACCTTGTTGCTTGGCCCGCTCGTCAGCCCGCTTTTCCCGCTCAACCCCGTACTTGGTCAGCTCGTCAAAGAAGGTGCTGAACCCCGATAGCGACCGGGCCAGGGCACCCATGTTGTCCACATAGGGCGCATAGACCGGGGCCTGAACGGCGCTCTGCATCACCACCGGATTGGGTGGTGTCATGGGCCGCGGCAGTGGGCTCAGGATCGGCGCTTGGGCCTGCGGCACATTGGGTGCATTGGGCAGTTGTACCGGCCCACCCAGCGTCGGCAGTCGACCCGCAGGTGAGAAGGTCTCCACTAGCTGCTGCACTGCCTGGATGGCAGGAGCCTGCAGTTGATCAGTGCCGATAGGGGCCTGGCTGCTGCTCTGAGCCATGCCGCCCAGCAGCTGCGCCGGAGTGCTCCGGTCGGTGTTCCCGTAGGCGTTGCCGAGAAAGGGACGGGCCATGGCTAACTGGTGCGACCGGGCTGTGAAGCCCTCCAAGTGTTGTATCCGTCAATGCCGCTGGCTAGGCGAACCCCGCCGCTCAAGACGCTGCCGGCTCCCTGGATCAAGTACGGCGTGGAGCTGACGTAGGACTTGTAAACCGGTGACGGCACTGCCACGCCTCTTGTCACCTGCTGCCTCACTGGTTGGGGACCCATTAGTGGGGCGACACCAGGTCCAGGCTGCAACGTCAGACCCTTCACAGGATCGGCATACGGCTGCTTGAGGTACGGCACTTCGCTCACCTTGCGAGCTGCGTACTGGGCCTGCGCCCCACGCTTCTTCTCTTGCGATGCCATGCCCGTGAACGCCAGGTTCCGGTTGGTGGCGAAGTCGTACTGGGCCTGCTGCCGGTAGTAGTCAGCCAGCAGGTTGTCGACGGTGTTGCCCACACGGCCTGATGCACGCACCTCAGCCCGCATCTGTGCCGCTTCACGGGCACCCTTCATCTTCTGCTGGGCAGCAGCCTCCTCTTCCTGCATGAACATCAGGTCGATCTGCCGCAGGTCGTTGGCGTAGGCAGTGCCCGCCAGCTCGCTGTTCAGCTCCATGATCGACTTCTGCTGGTCCTCCCGCATCTGCTCGTAGCCGCGGTTCAGCTCAGTCTGGGAAAGCTGGAAGTCGTAGTTCTGCTGGTTGACGGCCTGCTCGTACTCAAAGCGACGCTGCTGCTCAGCTGTCTGAGCGTTGTACTGCATCATCGCGTTGTTGTACTCAAACTGCCGCGCCGCCATCTGGTTCTGGTAGTTGTATTCCGACATCCGCAGCTGCTCTTGGAACTGGTAGTCCATCTGCCGCTGCTGCTCGGCAAACGCAAACTGCTGCTGCTGCTGCTGGATCTGGTAGTTGTAGTTGGCTTGGGCTTTGGCGTCTTGGTAGCCCGCCACGGCGCTGTACACGCCCAGGCCGATGGAGGCAATACTGCCGACGATTGGAGCGACTACAGCTAGAGGGGCGCACATGGACTCACCTTGCAGAACTCCAGGAACAGCCGACCTTCTGCTCCATAGTTTGGATGCTTTGCGATGAAGGTAAAGCCCATCCACCGGATCCATCTGATGTGGACGGTGTTGCGGGCATCAACGCAGTTCCAGAGCACACGGTAAGTCCTCATCACCTTGGTGACCTGTGCCTTCACCTCACGCAGGAAGCGGATCCTGGTGGCACGGTCCTTCACCAGCTCGTTGGTGCCCAGCAGCCACGCCACACCGACGTCGTCCATCTGCGGTGCCACGCCCCACATCGCCACTGGTGTGCCGTCTGCTTTGCAGATGGTCATGCAGGGCTTGCCGGTCAGCAGGCCCCGCAGCAGCGCCTCCTTCGGTGTGCCTTGGCTTCCTGCTTGCAGCTCTTGCTTGTCCGCCTCCCGCATGTCGCTGGCCACGATGGGGATGTCTGCTGCCACTGAGGGGCGGGTGTAGGCGACTGACCTCACAGGCGTTGTGTCCGGCTGAAGTACATGCCTTCCCACTCTGCCGACTGGACACGACAGGGCAGGGGGCTGCGGCTGTAAATCTCCACTTTGGTGTCGATGTTCTGCGCCAGCACCGGCACCCGGAACTTGCCGACCTGCTCAGGCACTTCCCCCAGCTGGCTGCCATCACCCAGCAGCAGCCCGTTGTACGGGTGGATCCTGGTGTCCCTGCCGCGTGGCGTGATCCGCAGTTCAAAGTGCCCGGACTTGTCGTGAATAAGGGTCCAGGTGCGCAGCTGCAGCCGCGGCCCACCAATCACAGCGACACCACCACCCTGGGGCTGCTCCTTCAGGTAGGGCGTGCTGAACTCGTACCGCATGGTGTACAGCTCTCCGACCCAGAACTCAGCAGCGGTCAGGTTGCCTCTCACCACAAGCGTGCCGTTGCCACCAGCACCACCAGCTGCGGTCTGACTGATCGGGGTGATCAGCTGACCAGGGGCGATGGTGTTACCCACCACATCACGACCCACCACCACCATGGTGGAGCCACTGTTGATCGGGTACGGCAACGTGATGGTCGACTGCACGTCCAGGCCAGCAGGGTTGGTCAGGGCCACAGAGCAGGTGGTCTCATTGGCCTTGCGATCCACCAGCAGCTCGTAGTCGACACCGCTCTCAGCCATCTCTGGCCTGACGGTCATCTTCTCCAGGTACACCCCGTCGCTGTACTGCACGACGGCATACAGGTCACTGTCCAGGAACTGGATAGACAGCAGCTGCTTGCTGCCTTCCACCTGCCAGTACGACCAGGAGCTTTGCAGCTTCTGATCCCCTTGGAAGAAGAACTTGTAGTAGTAAATCTTGGTGGGGTCGGCCTTGGTGATCAGTGCCACCGCCTCCTCGGAGATGGTGGCCGCCATCTGGACGATGTCAGCAGGGATGAACCGCGGCACTGCTGCTGTCACCTCATCCGAAGCAGGCACCGGGCTGGTGGTGTCCGGCAGGAAGTACTCCCGCAAGCCGCCGTACTCCCCACGCGGGATGGGGAAGTAGATGGTGCGACCCACCGTCACCGGGTCGGTGCCGTCGTACAGCTCAAAGGCTGTCATCGCGGTGATGTTGGCGCTCTTGGGGGTCAGCGGCTGCACCGTCAACGACCCGCTGTCCAAGCGGAACTGGTTGTGCCGGGAGAACAGCAGCAGCGTGCTGGCAAACGGCACAGCAGCCAGCAGGATGTTCACCTGGTTGCCACCGCAGGTCAGGTCGATGGGGTCTGAATCCAGGACCGTCTGCACCGTCTCCGGGAAGAAGCGGTCGAACTCATCCGCTGCCGACATGATCACGTTCTCGTCCGACAGCAGCACCAGGCGGTTGCGGAACACCGTGATGTTGTTGATCGGGTTGCCCACAAAGCTGGGGTTCGATGCAGTGTCTGCATCACCTGCCACCCGTGGGCTCCAGTCGAACTTCTTGAAGGTGAAGGTGCCGTTGCTCTCTCGCACCAGCACATGCGGCATGGTGGTCGGGTCCAGCTTGTAGTCGATGCCAGGTGCCACGGTCTCCCGCCAGGCCCCGTCACCAAAGCCACTGCCTGCCGTCACCTCAAACTTCAGGTACCAGTCGTCGTATTCGCTGGCAGTGTCACCCTGAACCTTCACGATGAAACCATGCCGTGCCTTGGTGGGCAGGTCGGTAATCGTGCTCACCGTCCCCTTGATCCCTTTAATCGACGCCCCGTCATACCCATCCGTGGCGTTCAACGTGTAGGCACCACCGTCGTTCTTCTCAATTTCGATGATGTACTCGTTGACGGTGAAGGTGAACCCGGACAGGGCACCAGCAGCGGCAAGGGCTGCCCGCAACCGAGTGGCAATGTCGACCGTCGACAGGGTGGGGTTGTAGTTGATGGAGCAGTTGCCGCTGGTGGTGAGCGACGTCGCTGCTGTGAAGGTGAAGGTGTTGGCCCCCGTCACTGTGATGCTGAACTGCCCGTTCAAGGCGGTGCCGGTCAAGGCAGCAAAGTTGATCTTGTATCCGGTCTCCCACCCGTGACCGTTGGAAGTGACGGTGACTGTGGTGCCGGACTGGGAGTAGGTGGCAGAGAAGGTGTCACCACCAGCTGGGCGGGTCTTGACTGCCACCTCTGTGCTGTCGACCTTCACCTTGTACTCAGTGCCATAGGCCGCGGCCTTCACGAACACCATGGACTTGGTGCCCCACACCGGGCTCTTGTTGCCCGCATCGGTGAGCATGGCTGGCACCTTCTCGCGGTTCACGATGAAGGTGTAGTCCGCCACCGAGGCCACGCGGAACTGCTTGCTGGGTTCACCCGTGACGTCCAGGTAGCTAACGCCATCAGGGGTGCTGACGCTTTTCAACGTGCCATCCAGGTCAAACACCTTGATGGCCTGGTCCTGCAGCAGGATGCCCCACCGGTTGGCACCATCACGGTCCACGATGCTGAAGTACGGGCGACCGCTGCCAGCACTGCCACTGAAGATCTTCTTCAGGTGCTGGAACGGTGGCCGCTTCTTCAAGCCTTCAACTGGTGACGGCATGCAGTTAATGACTGCCTCTGCCTGGGAAGCCAGGCGCAAAGCAGCAGGCTGCTGACTCACCCCATTGATCAGGTTGGGGATGGTGCTGCTGACCAGTGGCATGACTTACAAGCGACGGATGGCCTGGGATGGCAGGTATCCAAGGATGGGCCCGGATACGTTGGGATCCCCCTGCAGCATGCTGTGGGTGTCCAGCGTTGTCTCCAACTCCAGGAACGCAGAGCGGGCCTCTGCTTCCTCTCCTGCGTTGATGGCATCCAGATCCTTGGACCCCACGATCTGCTGCTGCAGTAGACGACCAGCCCTGGTGGTGATGTACCGGCGGGCATGTTCGGGTAGCTCGTCCCAGTCCAACGCCAGGGTGATGTCAGCACGGACGTCCTTGGTGAAGGCGTAGCTGTTGGCCCTGCGGTCGTAGAGCTTGCTGCCCCGCTGCACTACATCCAGGTCCGGGTGGTCATAGGGCGACACCACCACACGCAGTGCAGTACTCGGCACTGCAATCTCTTTGGTGATGGAGTCCCGCAGCAGCAGCTTGTAGTAGTCGGTGTTGAACGTCCACCCTTCCATCTGAAGGCGACGGGACGTGTCGGTAAGGATGTCGTTGGCCTGCTGTGCCAAGCCGAAGTCCCCATCCAAGCTGTTGACCGGTGCCTCACCCAGCATCCGCAGCACGGTGTTGGCGGCTTCCAGTAACGACGTGCGGGTGATGGCCATGAATCAACTCCAAAAGGAAAAAGGGGGCCCGTAGGCCCCCACTGAACCGTCAGCTGGTGGCGGTGTAAATCTCGACGGCGCAGTCGGGACGGAGGATCCCAGAACCGCAAGCCATCGAAGCCACCATGAAGGTGCCCTGCCACAGAGCGTGAACGTCGGAGCCGGTTTGCTCCATCTTCAGATCCATCAGTTTCACCGTGCCCACTGCACCGGGGTTCCACACCAGGGCGACGCTGTCCGTGAAGTTGGCGTCGTAGGCGTTGTTCTCCCCAGTCGCCGCAGAGCGGTTGGTCGTGGGCAGGTGGTTGGACTTGATGATCTGGATGCCAGCCACGCGCAGGACGGTGCCATCGGCATAAGCGCCGGCACCACCCCAGTCACGGTTGATGACATCGGTCTGCTGGACGAGCTTGTAGTACTCAGCCGGAGCGAGACAGCAGTAGCGGTCACCCTCAGGCAGGTTGTTCTCGTCCATCTTCTGCGCTGCAGAGAACAGCGCAGTAGCCAGCTGGGCGCCCGTGATCGCAGCCTTGGAAGTGGCGACGATCTTGATGCGGGTACCACCAGGCAGATCGGTGTTGAAGTGGGTGGCAGTACGAGCGGCCTTGGCAATCATGGCGGCCACGTTCTTGTCGAACGTGTAGGCCAGGGCATTGCCCATCTCAGAGGTGTACTGAGAGCGGACGTCGTAGTGGTTCTTGGCTTCATCGATGTCAGCAATGAAGGCGTTGCTCACCAGCTTGTCGTCGATCTTGATGACAGCCTCGGCGTGCTTGACCTGGTTACCCACCAGCATGGTGCCGGGGGTGTGGTACGCAGCAGAGTTGAGGCCGATGATCGGGAAGCTGGCGCTCTTTCCAGAGGCGATGGTGCGGACCTTGTGCAGGTTCTCGAAGACAGTTGCCTTCTTAAACGCAGTCAGGACCTCGCCGCCATAAACCTGGAGGAAGAGGGCGTTGTCACCAGCCCAGGAGCCACCTCCTGCGTTGTTGACTAAGCCAAGCCGTGAGGCGGAAAAATCGGGAGCAGCCATTGTTCTCTCCTAGAGAAGTGGGTTGGTTACCCGACCTCTGCTTCCCTACACCGAAGGGTGTCCGCCGCAGCGGGCCGTCGTTTCAGTGAGCGGGTCTAGGTGACTGCAGTGTAAGTACCTGATTCGCCAAAGAAAAAGCCCCGGACTGGCGGACCGGGGCTCAGGTGACCTTGGCTTTCACACTCACATGATGCTCGATCTGGCCAGCTTTGCTTCGATCTTCTTCCGATACGCAGGGTCCGTGGCGTACCGCGGGTCCTTCATTGCTTCGACCAGCTGTGCGGTGGACTCAAACTTGTCACCGCTCTTGGCTGCACTGCGACCACTGATCAGCTTGGGCTCTCGCCCTTCTGCTGCGACGTACTTGGCATGCAGGCCAGCAATGGCCAGCTTTGCCACGTTCAGCGGCTGGGTGTTCACCACCTGGTTGAAGGCGTCGGTCTCCTCCTTCGGCAGGTTGGCCGATGCCCATTCGATCATGGCTGCATAGGCCGCATCACCGCCGTATTCCTGCTTGATGGCAGTGATCTCTTTGACGGTGAGCTGACTGTCCTGCTCAGTCCGGTAGGTCAAGCCTGCCAGGTAGGCATCGACCATGTCACGGGTGAAGCCTGCCCCTTCCAGCTGGGTGTAGTCCTCATCCGCCAGCTTGCCGCTTTGCGACCAGCGCTCGGACATGGACTGGAAGTCAACGTTGGCTTCCTCCAAGCGGGAGCCAATGGCCTCGCCATACAGCTCACGGGCATTGGCAGCAGGAGTCTCCTCCTCCTCGCCCTCCTCTTCCCCCTCCTCAGGGGCGACGTCGTCCGTGGTGATGGGTTCAGGAGTCTTGCTGCCCAGCTTGGACTGCAGCTCCTTGTAGGCCTTCTCCAGGTCCTCGACGGACTTGTACTTGCCGGCCAGCAACTCACCCCCTTCTTCCTTGGAGGGTTGCTGCATGGCCTGCAGCATCTCTTGGTTTTCAGGGGACAGTGCTGGTGTTTCGTTTTCAGTGAACGTGATGGCTTCAGGCATGGGGTGGGGTTAGTTGATGACGATGTCGCCGTTGTCGGCGGTGGTGACGACAGGAGCAGGGCCAGCGACAGGGGCGGGTCTGGACTCCACCTTGCCGATGACAATCTCCTTCGACACCGGCTGCTCAACAGCAGCAGGGGGACCAACCAAAGACACAGGATCAGCCTTAGGCAGGAAGTCCTGTTCCTTCGGGACGGTTGAGCGGGGCATCGATTACTCCTCCTTCTGCAAGTTGTTGTTGGACGTATCCATCCGCCAGTCTGCCCATGGCAGGTGACTTGATTCCAGCCTGCAGCATTTCTTGCTGTTGTTGCTGTTGCATCATTTCCTGTGCAGCCTGATCCTCAGCTGCCAATTCATCGGCTGTCTTCACCAGGTTGGTGGTGTCGATGGATTCAGATGCAGCCAGTCGTGCCAATGCTTCCGGCACATTGATGTACTTGGCCATGGCCTCAGGACCCAGGGCCTGCTGCACCGTGGTGAGGAAGTCGATCAGCTTGTTGCGGTCATCGCCGCGGCCAATGGCTTCCAGTCCAGTGACGGGCTTGGGATTCACCAACGACTTGCCCTCCACCTTTGGGAACGGTGGCAGCTTGCGTTGCTTGCGCAGCAGGTGCATGAGCCGACGAACCAGGGGCAGCTGCAGCTCCTGGGTCAGGATGGAGTACAGGCCACCGATGCCAGCCTCCAGCTCCTGGCTCATGTAGCGGATCTCCTCTGCCGTCACCCGCTCACCTGGTCGCTGGATGGCGGTGTTCAGCAGGAAGGCGTACTGCATCCGTGCCTCAATCCGCTCCACGGTTTGCATGGCAATGCCCATGTCCTGAGCCTTCTGGCTCTGGATCACAGTCACATCTGCCGCATTGCCTTGGACGATGGCGCCGTTGGGTGCATTGGCCAGGGTGCGTGGGCGGGTGGTGCCGTTCGGGTTGACCAAGAACAGGATCTTGGCCGCGGCAGCACTGCCCTCAAGGATGGCCTGGTACAGGGATTCCAGTGCCAGCAGGTCGCCGTAGTACTCCTCGACGTAGCCCCTGCCGTACTCCTCCTGATCGACGCGGTTGAAGCGCAGCGGGATCCAAGGCGACACGTCTGCATCGCACATGCCATGGGTGCCAGGGATCTCCTTGCCCATGGCCTCCTGGTACCAGTGACACTTGCCGTCTTCAAACTCGATGCAGGTGAACACCTTGACCGACTTCTTGCCGGGCTCGTGTTCCTCTGCTTCGTCGGTCTCCTCCATAAACCCATCGGGCAGGGCATCAGGCAGGATCTCCTCCTGCACCACGATCTGCGCCACGTTCCCCATCGGGTCACGGATGATGCAGTAGCGGTTCAGGTGAATGACCTTGATGCCTTCGGCGTCGACGTACAGCAGGACGTTGCCACCCACCAGCAGGTGCTTGAACGCCTCGTGCATGGAGGCACGGCCATTGGCCGTCTCCAACACCGACATCACTGCATGCTCAACCTTGACCAGGGCCTGGTCCAGTTCGGACTTCACCTCGGGTCCTTGCTCTGACACACGCAGTGCCAGGTCGTCCACCTCCAACTTGAAGAAGGCGGAGTTGGGTGGGAACAGGGTGATCAGCAGTTTGCTGGCCAGGTAGTTCACACCCCTGGCACCCATGGATTGGTACGGGGTCTTGAGCTTGCCCTTGTCCGTACCACCCTCGTCAGTGATGAGGGATGGGATGGTGACGCGGCTGCAGTCCCGGGCCCGTTCAAGGAACGGATCCCGGTAGGTGGTCAGCTGCTGGTACTTGGCAGCGACCCGGCCCTGCTCGCTGTCGTCCGCATAGGGCTTGGACTGCCGGTCGACATTGGCGGTCAGGTTTAGGTCCACGAGTTATGAGGTGGCAGGGATGGACAGACCAGTGGCGGTGGATCCGCCGATACCCATGGCAGCGTCGGATGCCCGGTACCGGCGACGGTTGCGACCAGTGGTCCTGGCCTGCGGAGCAATCTCCAGGGTGGGCTTCACCGTGGTGGCGCTGGCATTGGGCGGTGGGGCAGGGGCTGCAGTGGACAGACGACGCTGCTCCTCTTGACGGGCAACCCCTTCACGGCGACCACGCTCAATGGCCTCTTCCTGCTGGCGCTTGGCCTCTGCGGCCTGGGCTGCCATTTGCGCTTGCTGCTGGGCAATCGCTTGCCGCTGCTCAGCTGCTGCCCGCTCTTGTGCAGCCTGCTGTGCAGCCATTTGCTGCTGGTACTGCTTCTGCGCGGCGGCCTGAGCAGCTGCTTGCTGCTGCATCATCTGCTGCATCGCAGCCTGCTGCTGCGCCGCCTGTTGTGCAGCAGCCTCTTGTTGCGCTTGTTGTTGCGCTTGGATCTGCGCCTGCGATGGGCCGCTGGGTTTGCTACCGCACATGGGTGGATGCCTCGTCCTGCTGCTCAAGATAAACGGCTCGCAACATGCGGACCACTTGACGTTGCCCGACGTACATCCAGATGGCACGGTCGTCATCTGCGATGTCGGGGCACTTCTCTGGGATCAGGTCCTCCAACTTCTTGACGAGTGCTTCATCAAGTGGAGGCCATAGGGATTCATCCATTGGTCTTCATCGCAGGGTCAACATCAGGCTCCCACAGCCGGACCTCTCCGGTAGCGAAGTCATAGTCCTGATACCGCAGGATCCTGGCCATGCGGGCATTGGTCACTGCATCCATGAACGACAGGCCCTGCTTTTTGTATGCAGCCAACACCTTCTCCCACATCTCAGGCAGGGTCTCGACACCGTCCAGCAACTTCTCTGCGGTCTTGGGGCCCACGCCCTTCAGCCCGCTGTAGTTGTCAGTGGTGTCCCCGCTCAAGGTCTGCAACATCCAGGTGCGGTCAGCCTGGGCTGGGTGGATAGTCTCCACTTCCTCCCCTGCCAGCAGTGAGCCGGGGACTGTGCGCATGTCCTTGTCGATGGAGACGATGACTGGATTGGGGTACAGCCCATTGGTCGACAGCAGACCCATCACGTCGTCAGCCTCCAGGCCACGGCAGGTGCGGGCCTCGTAGTTCTGCTCCACCCACACCCGGATGTCACGCATGCCCAAGGGCTTGCGCTTGCCGATGCGGTTGGCCTTGTACTCCCGCCGCAGTTCATGGCGGAAGGTGGGGTAGTCGGAGAAGCACATCACCACCTGCCGGTCAGCGGCCAGGTCCTGCCAGTAGGCGACACGGCTGGTGATGAAGTCCTTCACGTCCGCCTGCTCTAGGTGCAGGGTGTTGATCCATTCATCCCACCGGATGTCGCACTCACATGCGGCACAGGCGGAGTGAACCAACCAGTCAGCGTCAATCAGCAAAGTCATGAGATGTCGTTCCAGTGGCGGATGACGCCAGCACAGATGAAGGCGTTGGTGATCATGTAGGCGATCTCAAGAAGGATCCGCTCTTTGCGGGTCATGAGAATCAGATGATGGTCTTGGTGTTGTCGTTGGGCTCGGGTGCCGGTTGCTTCTTGGCCGGTGGCTCGTAGCCCCAGTGGCCAAGGAACTCACGAGCAGCTGCACCACTAGGCAAGTTGGCTGGCCACTTAAGGGCTTTGGCTGCCTCGTTGGCAGTGCTGCACAGCTGAGCGATGCGCCCATCCGTGAACACCACGAAGCAGTGGGTGCCGCTGTCCTTGTAGTAGGCAACGGAGATGCTGGTCTTGCGGTCGGGGGTGGACCAGTAGGTGGGGCGCTCGTCTGCCATCAGAAGAACCGGATGCCCTTGTATCCCTCAACTCGCTCCATCACATTGTCCTTCCATCGCACAGAGAGAGGTGGCAGGGCGACCTCCACAGTGTGGAAGGTGTGAGCGCAGCTGGTGCAGAGGCGTTGGCGGATGGTGGTCTCAGGTCCTTCCTGCCGTGTGTTGATCACACGGTTGTACTTGTCGTCGCAGTTGGGGCAGTTCATGTGGTGGGTGTTCCGAAGTAATGGGCCATGGGCACGACCAAGCGGCCAGTGTCCGTGTCGTAGAGGAGCTTGTCGCAGAGTCCTGTCGTACCGCTGAAGCGGTTCTTCAGGACCCGTAGCTGTAGCTCGTTGCGGGTGTGGGCTTCACCCTGCTGGTTGCGCTCGGCCCCGATGACTAGGTCCGACAGCTGAGCGATGGCATGGCTGCCACGCAGGTGACCAAGGGAGGTGGCTGCTCCCTCCTCGTGGCCGCGGCCTTCCGGTCGCTTGAGGTGGGACACCAGTACCAGTCCTACACCAGTCTGCTCCACCACTTGGCGGAGCTTTGTGCAGGTGACGTCAATGGCACGTCGCTCATCCAAGTCGGTGAGACCAGAGATGACGATGGTCAGGTGGTCAAGGAAGACGACGTCACACCCTTCGCCATCAGCCAGGTACCGGATCTTGTTGATCAGGTGGTCCGGGTCCATGGATCCGAAGTGGTCGTAGAGATAGCAGCGGCCCGTGCTGAACACACGGTCGAAGCCATCCCTGATCTCCCGTTCGGTGGCAAGAGACGCATCCAGGTGGATGGGTTTGTTCAGCTCAATGCCGACCACCCCTTGCATGGTGCGCTTGGTGCTCTCCTCTAGGGCGATGTACCCCACCCGCATGCCACCCCGCAGGAACCAGTGCGCCCACTCCCTGCAGATGGATGACTTGCCTATGCCACTGCCTGCGCACAGTGTCACCATCTCGCCCTTACGGAAGCCGCGGGTCATGCGGTCCAGCTCAGGCCATGGGTAGGAAGCGACGGCTGCCTCAGTGGGCTTGATCAGTTCTTCCCATAGCTCGCTGGCATTGACGATGCCATCAGGCCTGGAGGGTGTGGCCTTCCACAGCAGGTCCCGCAGCTGGTCACCTTCCCCTGCCTGCAGCATCTCGTTGGCGTCCTTGCGGGGCAGATGGCAGATGGCCACCTTGCCCAGGGGCAGGACGGTGAGTGCATCAGTGGCAGCCTGACGACCAGGCTCGTCGTTGTCGAAGCACAGCACGATGCGTGCGAACTGCCCCAGCCATGCGGCATTGGCAGCCAGGTACTTCTTTGCGGACTGTGCCCCATTGGGGAGGGACACGACGGGGAACTTGTTGCCTTGCACCTGGGACACCGACATGCAGTCGATCTCCCCCTCCGTCACGGTGACGAACAGGTTGGTGCCACCACCGTGGCCCTGTCGCCAGAGGTGCTGACCCCACAGCTGGAGGTTAGAGGTGTCACCTGTCCACCCAAACTTTTTGTCGGGGTAGCGGATGTGCTGAGCAGCGACGTTGCCCTTCTGGTTGCGGTACTCCGCCACCTGCACCGGTTGGTTGCGGTACTCGGAGTAGCCGTAGTTGAACAGCTTGCACGTCTCAGCAGTGATGCCTCGCTTGCCCAGCTCCTTGATGGTGATGAAGTCCAGCAGTGGGGTGGCAGGTGGTGGCTTGGCTTCCATGCGTGGCGGTGGTCTGTCCTTGGGTGGCTGGTCTTGATAGCCACAGCCGAAGCAGTGGCCGTGGCCGTCGCTGTAGCGGGCGAAGTTGTCCTTCGACTCGCACTCAGGACACGGCTCATGCTTGACGAACTTGGATGGCATCGAACCAGGTGGTGGGTATGTGGCCTTCACACCAGAGGAAGCCGTGTCTCTCCGCCCACTGCCAATAGGTCAGTGACCTGGGCGCACGGGACAGCTTGACGTCTGCCTTCATGAAGCAGAGGCGGATGTCCAGGTGAGGGTGCTGCTCTTTGACGGCGACCATCTTGCGGCGGTCATCCGAATCGAACAGCCCCTTGGTCTCGACAATCACCCCGTTGGGCAGGATGAAGTCTGGTGTGTAGACAGCTTCGATCTTGTAGGGCAGGGCCTGCCC